CTCCGGGCCATAATGCCATACTTCAAGGAGGTAAGATCTGACTGTCGAAGCCATAACCTCCCTGTCACCGTGGGCCTCGGTCCACTTGATCATGTCGGTCATCGACTCCCCTGCCAAAGGGGCCATCGTGCCGACACCACCACGTGGAACAAACCTGCGCTTAAGGAAAGTGCAGGCCTCCCATGATGACTTGAAGACTGAGCCTTTATCCGCGGGCGTATAGGTCATGTCGAAATTCCTAAAATACTCCGCCAGATACTCCATAGTGTACTTTGAGTACTTGGAGGGGCATGAAAATAGTGAGTCATCTCCCACGAAGTTGAGAAACAACTCTGTGAAAGACTCCTCACTATACAGGCTAAGCCATGCCTTTTTATGAATCCAAAAATTCGCGAAACAATTGAAAACCGCCGTTATCAACGAGCCTGAGGACGTCCCCCAGGGTCGGAGAAATAATAAGCGGCCAACAAGGTGATACGCCACAAAGTTGGACCAGATCGCACACTCGGCCATCAGCACTTCGGGATGAACCGAAGTAACCAGGCGCACAAAATCATCGACAACCGGATTCTTCACGGAATAATCATACCCCTTGAAGTCACCGAAGCCGAGATACCTCAAAACAGAACAATGACGAGCATGCAGCTGCGTCCACTGACTCGAGTGAGGATTTATAGCCAAGGTCACCGGCGAGTGCACTGGGTCCTTCATCACTTCATCGAGGAAGGTACCAAGAACACAACGCTGGGCAACCAAATGTTGCAGACCAATCGGATCGATCAGCCTTGTAGCCCCCGTCCTGGCTCGGTCGGGGGTCCTCAACTCCATCTTCAAAAAGCCCTCGAAGACTGGAGTCGGAATCTCACCCCGCGCGTACGAATCGAGTATGTCCTGAACCATCCTAAGGAACACCGGATCAACTCTAGAAACGTCGCGCGGATCATCGGGAATGGGGCCAAAAACCTCCCTCCTATCCCGATATCTCATCTTCTTCAACTCATAACCAAGCGAAGCGTCCTTATCAAGTGGCTGTAGGGTTCCCCCCAAAGCCACATTTCCAAAGATCGCCTCGCCAATCGAGATGTTCCCTATCGCTGCCGCGTTGAACGTCGGCGAAAGGAACCCCGAAAGGTTCTCCAACGGACCAAACTTCCCATTACACTTCTGTGGGCCAAGCTTGTCCGTGAAAACGTTGGCTAGAGGATTTACCTCCTTTCCGTCAACCATGGTCTTCTTTAACATCGCCGGCTCCCTGTCCGAGGGAGGCGACGGCAAACCATCCAAATCAAAAGTGGACCGCACAATCTTGTTCTCTGTGGGAGACCAAGCAGCATATTTCTGTTCCACTAAGCCAACTGCCGTGACGCCTGGATAGACGCCGCACTCCGATATATTTGATTCTCTCAAATACTTAGGATCGACTATCTCTACCCTCGCCGGGATAAAAGAAAAGTCGTCCTGAGTCAAAAAAGTCGCGTAACCACGCAAGTAGGTCGGTGAACCCCCTAGGTGAAACGCGAAGATCTGTGAGGTCGCCGTGTGAACGTAGACCGCTCCACAGTCCCCCTGTTGGTTCGGAACCCCATGAAAGGTGACATCAGTAGTCAACTCCCCATAGTCCCAATTAACCTCCAGGACTGTCTCCTGCGGCTCCCATGCCCGAATGTGAGTAGTATTCATTCCTGTGCTGTTCTCATTGGGCATGATCTGATCAACCTCTCCGAAGGTCGGCAGGGTGGTGGCAAAATGCTTGATTATGTTCCTGTGCCTCCTGACACGGGGAACTTGACAAACCGAGCAATCGCCACGAACCCTAATAACTTCCACCTCCGAGATACGAAACGTGTAACTCTCCCCCCTGGGAGCAGTCACGAAAATCTCGTCCTCGGGCATCGTCTTCGAAAAGACGGTATGATGAGGGAACAGTAACCACTGATCCCTGAGATACAAACCCCACGAACAACAAACGACTGGTCGGGAAGGGTCAAAATCAGAGCCCTTGGGCCCTGTCCTAACCTCCAACCAGACAAAGTTGTCCGCGAGGAGCGTACGGGGG